TCGAGGTTTGTTATTCTCTGCAAGTATAGGCATGCCATAAAAATGCAATGCCATTAAAACATCTTCAAAGAATATTTCAGCTGTTGGAGGTCTTGATATATATTCTAAAAAGAACATATTAAAAGGAGCCTGCTCCATACTAAATTTAGTTAAACCATGCAATGATCCTTTTGACCCACGCTTGTCTACAGTTCCTGATATATCATAACTGTCACAACCAAAAGCTCCTACGTGATCATTACCTGGAAACTTTACTCCATTTTTTATTATTACACGATTTTGTAGATTTATAGGTGGAATCCATGAAACTAAAAATCTACCGTTGTTGTCGGGTACAAAGCTAACGCTAGTGTCTTTTATACCACCAGCCCATTGAAAGTTACCTTGAGTAACCATAGCTTTGTTTTTCATATCTTCATTGTGATCTATTTGCTCGTAAATTTTAGTTAGATTAAATAAAGATAATTTTGCTTCGTCTCTAAACGCGTGTTTCTCTGTACGAGGAAACTGACGATAATATTCATTTAAACTGTCTTGATCGTTTTTAAGACCATCTACTTCGTTCTCCCAATGTTCTATAACACCAGTTGTTATTAATTCGCCCTGTGGGTCTCTAACGGCGTCTTTTGGTGAGTCGAATACAGGTATTCCATAAGAATCAATGAACCCTTCGTAGTTCCATTCCATAGGTATGAACAAACTATATAATCCCGAACTAGTCTGTCCATTGCGGTTTCTTTGTGTGACATCTGAAGCATAGTATAATTTTTTAAAGTTATCACCACCTTTGTCTAAAGCGTTGCTTGTAGATCCCATCATACACTTACCAACAACTTTACTACCTAACCTTAATGTGGTTTTTGTAACCCGCCAATTGTTTAAAATGTTATCCGGACGCTCCCACTTACCTGATTCATCGTGAGCAAGGATCTTAAGTTTTTCACCGTCATATGAGTTGTCACCTGTATTTTTCCAGTCGATTGTTGTATCAAGCCCTTCAAGTTCTTCTGGCGCTTCTCCCTGATCAAGTTTTCTTCTTGTAAGCTTTGACGCTGGTACTCTATAGGCAAGTTCTGTTTTCGGTCGATCCATACCGTCTTGTATGGGTTTGAAAAAGAACGGGTAGTTGATTGATATCGGTACAACTTTGTCGGTAAACATTTTTTTAGCGTCAGCTCCTGACTTTGATAATATTCCAAAACGTGAGTCGGAAGATATAGTCGCTTGGTGTACAAGTTCTGATGACGCCATAAAGGAAAAACCAGACCGTCTATTTTTGAGGTAGCACATACCATAACATCGTTGATCTGCTTTACACGCTTCCCAGAATATAAAGAAAAGTCTATTTGATTCTCTGTAATCTGCTGCCCCAACGTCAATTTTAGACCACTGCAAGAACATGTAATGAGAGCCAGTAATATAAGTAGATATACCTTTGTTTTTAAACCAGAAACCTTCTTCTCTTCTTCTGAACTCTTCATCAATGTAATCATACCATTTTTCCTTAAAGTTAACTGGATATCTTTCCCAGTCAAATACGCTTTTGATTTTAGCTAATTGTTTTGGGTATTCTGCTTTAACCCAACGCTGGTCTTTTTCTTCTTCAGACGCAACGTAAACGTTTTCAGGAATAGCTGGTAAAGCTATTTTAAGATTTTGTATTTCAACTACATCACCTATCGTACCATCTTTACTTATAACTATAACGTCGTTTTCAACGTCATATCCATACTCCCATTTTTTATACCTATTATTTTTTTTTAAAATGCTAGGTTTAATGTGGTCTTGTATTATTTTTACTAAAGACTGCTCGTACATTATCTTGATCTACCTTCAGCAAAACCTTTAAAACTTTTTTCTTTAGTATTCTGAGGTTTTTCTTCAAGCATATTTTTTTCTTCTTCTATTCTAGCTAGTATTTCAAACGCGTCAAATATAGCAAGCTTTTTAGTTGCCGCTGCATTTTTAAGTCTATCTGCAGAAACATCATCTTCTGTATTAGTAATGATTTTTTCTTCAGCAACTTTAATTAACTCATCAACTGCTTTTCGCCCAGCTTGGATTATACTCTTCCTCGTTTCCTTTGAACTCATACTTAACTAAAATATCATTTGATTGCATACAATAAAGTCTTTGCTTATCTACAATAAACTCAAACTCTCTATTAGATTTAAAACCAACTAAATCACCTTCGTATATACCTAGCGACTCTAAAGTTTTATTTCCTATTTTTACTATACCTTTATTTTTTTGTTCTGTTTTTAAAGACCATTCATCTTTATTTTTAATTGGCATAATAAAACATCTTTCACCTACAGCTATCCACTTAACCATGCGTTTGTATAAATATATTTGATCATACTGGCAAAAATACTTATTGTCATCAAACGTTTTACTACTGTCAACTGCTTCACCCTTTAGGTTGTAATATCTTCTAAATACATTATGGTGTATAATAACTTCATCACCTTCTTGTATTGGCGTATCAAAAGCGGTTGGTGTAGTAAGTACAACGGCTTTTCTATTTATAAGCTTAAAGTTTTCTATACTAGAATTAACTATAAGCTTATCGCCTTCTATATCAATTTCATTGTTATACCTTTTTCCGTCTGGCACAACTATAAAATCAAAAACACTTCTCATTAATATTCTAAATCATATTCAACAGATATAGCCATGTTAGAATTAAACTTCTTCCATGGCAATACCTCGTTGTTTTTCTTTATGAATATGTTATAAGAAGCATCATCGTCTTCAAACAGAATATGTGATATCTCATGACCACCATAGACCTGTTGGCCTAACGCGTAGTGCATAGCATCATTCTTATAATCAGAACCAATACTGATTTTTCTTATAACAGTACTCATTACTCTTCTGATTTAACAACACTTAACTCACCGTCATCTTCTTTTTCGATTTCAGTGTAACTACCATCTTCAAGATTAATATTTACAGAACCATATTTTGTTTCAAGTTCTTTTTTAGTCTCTTCAATAGATTCGTTAATACCAGCAATCCTATGAAGCATAGCGTGCTTACTAGCTTCTAGTTGACCTATTTGATTAATAACTGTTCCTAACTCTGCTTGTTGATCTTTAATAGTTTTAAGCTCTTCAGCTGTAACTTTACTTGCCATTTAATTTAATTTTATTCTTATTTACTTTTTTTTGATTTTTCCCAAGTACGACCTACAAAATAAGCGCCGTATACTGTAATTAATAGTGACTGAAATATTGGGATATATTCTTCAGCTACTTTAAACCCACCAATGTTACCATCGAAAAATGCTAATGCCGTAAATATAACAGTAAGATATATTAACACTAGCGGGCGTATGTTCTTTGATAAAAATGAATCTGATTGCATGTCAAGTTTCCAGCGCTCACTGATTTGAGTTTGCGCATCTTGATCTGCTTTCTCTAGTAACTCTTGAATCTTTTGTTTAGCAGCTAATCTTTCTTCGTCTGTAGTTGTAAGTTTATCAATTACATTACCTACGTCTTTAATTAAACCGCCAGTTAAAAGACTTAAAAGTTTTTTCATTTAGCTTTGATTTCTTTTAGCCATCATTTTTTGATAAGCAGTTTGACCTGGAGCTCCTAAAGTCTTTCTTTTTTTATTTCTCCAACCTGATCTCATTCTTTCGAACTGATTAAGAGGATCTATCTCCATTTTCCAATCATCATGCGCATCGCCCAATGTTGCACCTCTAGTTCGCGCGCTAATCTCTTCAAACGCAGCTTGCGGGTTTTCTCTGTTTAATTCACGTAATCTATCAATATTAGCTTGAGTTGGGTCTACACTAGTGTCTAAATACCTTCCATCATCTGTCATTGTTTGACCAACTATAAGTCCAGCTGCATGTGGATAGTCTGTAGCTATATGACCTAAATTAGCCGAAGCACCTCCGGTTAACATGTTTTGAGCTATATTCAAAGCTTCATCAGCTCTTCTTTGTCTGTCAGCGTAAAAATTAGAAGCGCTTTCATCATCGTAGTTTTCTCCCATACTACTTACGAATCCTTCAGGAATTGGAGTACCAAACTCATCTACTCTTTTACCAGTTTTAGGATCAATATCATGATTGTC